ACCGACGCACGGGGATGTAAAGGTTTCGACAGGGGTGCGTGTGGTATAGATAGCGAGTCGGCGTTCCATGAGGCCGTTAAACGGTGGGAAAACATTTAAACGCAGAAGAAAATTTTGCATTAGCTGCATAAGCTACGTCCCTCATACTTGTGCCTACCAAGTGTGAATGGACGTCAAACAGTAGGCTGGTCTAATTTAGTTGTTCATATGAATTAGGCGAGACAATATGAACTGGGGTTGTGTAGCTTGTCTGTGAGCGATAGCAACCCGAGATCTCAATCATAGACTGTGCTCGGAGAAGTCTATATGGCAACACTCTTGGACAGGGGTTCGACTCCCCTCATCTCCACCACTAAAACATAGGAATACCGGAAGTTAGGTAGTTACTATATAAACGTAGTAATCATCTAGTCTTCCGGTATTTTTTATTGTTCGTATATGTTCGCTAAATTTCATATAATAACCGATAATTTTTCCCCAAATTTTCCCCAAATTTTCCCCGTAAATTGACGCACTTACTTCGTAAGCACGTAGCAATTTAAATAAATTAACGTGCTTAAAGGCACGTAGCAATTTAGATAGATCGGATTGCTCTTAGGTCGCTTATCCACCCATAATAAAAAAGCCTAGTATAATAAACTAGGCTTTCTTTAAGTTAATAGCATTTAAAGCTACTATTTCTTGTTTTTTCATTTCGTCCGTAACATGTGTATATACCGATAAAGTAGTCTTAGGTTCATTATGCCCGACTCGAGCCATAATCGTTTTAAGCGGTATATTAGCTTCAGATAATAACGATATATGTGTATGTCTAAAAGTATGAGTCGTAACTGTTTTATGAAACGGTACTTTTTTAAGTAGTTTGTTTAAATAATGCGAGTCATATGGTACGCCGCCGTCAGTTACGAATATATAATTATTTGGGTTATTAAAACCTTGTACAAATCCTTCACGAGATTTATTTAGTTGAAGACACTTAATAATAATTTGTTTAGCTTCGTCAGATAGACTTACTTTTCTTACTGAATATTCGTTTTTAGGGGCTATTCTAATATTATCGTGAGTAAGGGTAGCATTTACATCGATATAGCCTTCCTTAGCATTATAATCTTGCGAACGTAATGCTCTTAATTCTCCGATACGAAGCCCTGTTAATGATTGGAACTCGAATAGGGTAGCGGCTCGCTCATTAATAGCTTTTAATTTCGATAAGAATAGTATTAATTCATCTTTGGTTAAAAATTTATTACGGTCTTTATTAAGCTGCTCGGGAGTACGTTTATTTTTAACGAATATAACGTCGTCTAAGCAGCTTATATCATTGATATAACCCATACGTTTACCATATTTTAACGACTGCTTTAATAAACTATATACTGCTTTAACATAATTATAGCTATGAGTGGATAAGAGAGAGTTAATCGTACGTTGTAAGTATAGCGCCGTTATTTTACTGATTAACATGTCTTTATTGAACCACTTCGTTAAGGTTTTTGAATGGTAGTCAATATGCTGCTGAGTCGTGATCTTACGTAGCGGTCTATCTATTTCGACGAATTCGCTTACCAGTTCCTCGAGCGTCATATTCTTTTTATTGTTAAAGTTTTTAAGTATTTCGTCGATTTTATTATGTAAGACACGCTGTATTTCCTTACGTACTGTAGCCGTATTTTTAGACGATGTATGATATACTTTCTTAGATTTACCGGTTAACGGATCGGTATAGCTTTCCCCAAACCGATAAGTCATACCTTTCTTGCCGGGTCTTTCTTCTACAAACATTTAAGTCTCCTTTACTATAGTCGATAATAACTCATATAATGCTTTTTGCTGCTTAGGAGCTAGATACATAACGAGATGCTGTAATTCTTGCGTATAATTAATAGTTTCTTCCTTAATATCATAATCCTCGGGAAATAATACCTCGATCGGCTTACCATATATCTTAGATAGCTGACGCTGTATACTAATATGTACACGCTTAATTTTTCCGGACTCAAGCATAGCATAAGCCGGGCGACTATATCCTTGTAATAATTTAGCTACGTATTCTTGTGTATAGCCTAGCTCTTTACGGCTGTTAATTAATTCTATTCTCTTCATTTATGAACCTCCTTTAATTGTTATTCTAATAAAATTAACATTTTTTGTCAATGGTATTTACAAATCATATACGATCATATATAATCGTATTATAAAGATAATTATTCGTGATGAATAAACAGAAATAAGTTGCGTGAGCAACGAGATATCTCATAGATTAATAGTAACAGTTAGGTTATTATTCATTCTGATCTATGGCCGAAAAGACTTCCAAGAAAGGATTATAAGCGCAGTGGAAGTTAAATACTCCTCGGTAACTAATTTAACTAAGACATTCGACATTGGTCGTACGTTAGCTACTTCTTTAGTAATGCAAATGCAATGCGATCCAGAATTTAAAGAGGGCGTAATTAGTATCTCCCATAAGAAAAAGCTCGTTAATATTGAATTATTCGAAGCTTTTTTAAAGGAAAAAATTAACAATTCGTGGATTAATTAAATATTTTTTTAAATTTATCGTACTCAATGCATTACATATAGGTAATATTATATTGAAAGCGAAAATAAAGAGCCTTACTATTTAATATTCAGTAAAGAGGTAACTAACATGAAATTAATGGAAAAATTACAAGCTAGAACAGATAAGTACGAAATCATTAAACACGTAGACTTCAATCATAATGAGGGCCATATTTGGGAAGTGAAAGACCGGCGGACTAACGAAGTATTAACGTTAAATACTAATCAAATTACAAATAGCAAATGTACAGCTGCTAACGGTTATAAGAGAAGCTTCAAGCAAAAACCAACCGCTAAAAGCGTAACGCACGGTAAAAGTAATACTCGTTTCTATCGTATTTGGAAACAATTAAAATCTCGTTGTAATAATCCGAGTCAGCAACAATATGAAACGTATTCTAAGATTGGCTACGATCCACGATGGGAATGCTTCGATAATTTCTACGAAGATATGCATGAAACATATCAAGATGGACTTACAATCGATCGTATCGATAACGATAAGCCTTATGGTCCTAATAATTGTCGTTGGGCTACTCGTAGTCAGCAACAACGTAATCGTAGACTTACAGTCAAAACTAAATTCTATGACGAACTTGAATATAAAGCTTGTGTAGCTGATTTAGCCGATGCCTTCGGTCTTAGTAATCAAACTCTTAACGATAGACTGAGAGCTAATTACGATATCTATACAGCGTTATTAAAGCCTATTAAAGGTAATAAAGACAGATTTAACGAATTAAGCGAAGTTGAGAAGCAAAAGTTCATAATCGAGTCGAATAAATTGCTCGAGCCGATCATTAACGAAGCGCTCGAAGTGTTATGTAATCAGTAATAAATATACAGCCCTTGTATGCGATATGGTACAAGGGCTTTAATTATAATTATACAAGCATCGTCTATTTAGTTAAAAAATTAACGTCATATGTAATTATATTAGAATTATATCAAAAGGCCCGTACAGCTCAAATAAATGAATTTTAGAGGTATTGTAGCGTATGGGATATATGGGAGTATAACATCATGGAATTTATTTATAACCTAAGCGCAGCTATTCTATTGATCGGATTAGTATTTCTTCCACTATCTCGGATCCGGGCATTAGGTGTCGATACGTCTAAGCTCGATATCGTTAAGCTATACGAGCCGTATGTAGGCTACATAACGCTAGCAGCATTAGTCGTATTCATTATAATAACGGTATTCGACTTAGCGTAAGCATATAGTAAGCACTTATCTTAAATGGTAAGTGCTTTTTTGTTTGCTAAAATTAAAAATTTGAGCCTCTACGGCGCTTAACATTCTGGGATAGGTAAATTATAGCTACGAATAGTTAAACGAGCATATAGGGGCAAATTTAGCGATTTTTTAGGTATTGTAGAAAGCATATATATCGTATCGGACGTAAGCAGCATATCATATTATTAAGATACTTAGCGTATAAGGCCTTTTTAATGTATGCGATATATGTTTGTATGCCTTTAAGGGAAAACTCGCTCACAGGTCAAATATTTGAATTGTATGACTATCGAGGTAAGGATGTAATGCGTAATAATTTAGATTTGCTTCGCAAGGATTATTATGTTTAATACGTAAGTTTATTATGAGTAGCAGTCTAAAGTTGCGTTAAAGGCCCTGTAATCAATGTTTGGTATAAGGGGCGATAGAAATTATGTCGATATGTATTGAGTATGCATACCGGTTAAATTTGACTATTCTATAAGCATCTCGTGTAGGGTGGCATGTGTTAAGTATGATACTAAGTGAATAATCGGCACGTAAGATATGAACTTATTCTAAGGCTATAACGATATTTCCGGCGCTTACGTGCGCCGGGGATGTAAATTATTACCGGTGTTCCAAAATATTAAGCATATATAAGACGTTTATGTTAAGTGTATAGCGTGTTGTAAATGTTATGGGTCGATTAATTATGTTTGGATTTTAAGTGGATAAAGGTTAAGTATTCAGTTAGTAGCGGCTCGTTTTTGATATGTAATCGGCTTTCAATTAAATTTGATCCGTAGCCGTTCATAAGGCGAGTGATAGCTATAGTCGCTGCACATCATCATATTAAGATTCGTTTTTTAGTATCTCATATAGGCGTGGCTTATAGAATGATTTGAGTCGCTGCTAGAGTATTCTCCATTCATTATCCACGGCCCAAGACATCGTATCATTTTTTAAATCTAATTAAAATTCATTAACCTTTAAGCATTTCATAAATAGCCGACATTTTAAACCAACATTTAACTATCGTATCATCTCATATATAGAGCACCGGTAATTATTACAACACTTAAACAAAATATAAAACCGAAACATTTCTTACATCCTATACATAGATCCCGGCCGAAGTATATCCCCGGCGCAGACAAGCGCCGGATTAACCCCAGTCCATTCAATATTCAATACCACTTTTCGAGAAAAATATCCCTTGTATACACAAAATTAATGTTATGTCAAGCCATCGTATCAAAAATTTTAATGTTATAATATATTTAGAATATAAATATTAAGTAGTTATGTATGCTAATCATATTATGTATGCTAAATTAATTACACGAATCGTGTAAATTTAAAATATTTATAACGCAGCATACATCATTGATAGGTAATATTATATTGTAAGGCAAATACGGAAACCGTATTTCTTATAACCGAAGCCGAGTATCGTATCATACATTCAATACTTAACTAGATAGCGAAATTTAATTCGAGATCCGAAATATAGAATATTAAAAATGATACTCGGATCAAGTTCTTTAGTATTACTTAAAAGTTTATAGTAGCAAATTTAGATAATCTACTTTGAAGGAATTTTAGTTAATGAATGTTAAAAAAATCTGTTATCTTATTCTTATATAAGAGGATTTAACTCAAAATTTTAACTAAAATCCCTCAACCATGCGGAAAACTCCGATTTTACATGACTCAATAATTGGCCACTTTGAATACTCAAAAGACTCAATTATTGGCCACATTTTTTAAGTCATATTTTTAATGTTAATTAATGAAAGAGGCTGTTATTATGGTCGATATCCAAATTTCAAACGAAGTTTTTATCGAAATAACCGGTAAAAAATTAAAGTATTTTTCTAACGATGGCCGGCACGTTAGAATAGGACGAAGCGAAGGCATTAAAGTTAGGGAAGCATTTAATGAAATGCGAAAACGTATAGGTAATGCTCAATACATATCTTATTTAATGCACTTGGTAACGTTTTTAAATAATAATAACGAATTGTATAATTTATCTAATTCTAAGGTTAAAGGTCCAATGAGTAGGGAGGATATCGTAGAACGCTTAAAAGGCGAATTCGATATTTCAGATAGAACAATTAGACGTTTTTTATCAGACATTAAAAATGCTAATATTCTTATTCCAACAAACGAAGATAATAATAATCATACAATCTATTATATGAACCCGGCATTCTATAATGCAGCGCCAGAATATGGAATTAATATTAAATTATTTTTACTGTTCCCTAATGATATTGTTAAAATGATCGATGCCTATAAATTTATTCATTGTAGCAAAGTTATTACAGACTCCTTTAATAGAAAAGATCAGACTAAATATTTAAGATGTATTAACGAAGTAAACGAAAATATTTCTAAGGTCGTTAATGGCGAAGAATTTGTTATTAATAAGACGCCTAAAAAAATAACATGGACTAAAGCCGTAGAAGCCTTTAAAAAGGATGGCATTTCTAAAGTTTTAGGATTACCGCTCAATACTTTATTTAATTGTATATTCCATTTAGATAAAACAGAAAGCGCTATGGTATTAAAAAGGTCGAATACAGAACTATACTATTGCAGAAATAAAGATTGCGTATCGACAGAAAAAATGCTCGGTAACGATATTATTAACTTAATAGCCATGCTTAAAGGATGGGAAAGCGATCCAGAATGGTTTAAGCTTTCAGTAGAATATCTATGTACAGTTTATAATTACGAGCTAGAAGAAACTATTAACGATAAATTCAGTAAGCTATCGGTAGCTTAGAAGTAAGAGGTAAGACATGACAGAAGCACAAATTAATAATAGTAGAAAATACTTATCAAGTAGAATAGGTAAATTCAGTAACTGGGATAACTGGTTATATAAAAAGGAAACAGAATCTCTTAATTACGATTTAGAATTATGGCTCAAAGAAACGTTTCCGGATTATTCCTATGTATCTTCTCAATTTTGCGGTGGCGTAGATGATGATGAAGAAGCTTATTGCGTGGTCGCAGTATTAGAAAAAGATCTCGAAGTATTTACTACGACATTTTTAGTAGGTAATAACTATCATTATACTAATACTACACATACTTCAGCAGTTCCTATGCTAATGGACTATATGAAAAAACTGCATTAATATTTTTTTAAAAAATATTTCTAATTTCTTAGAAAAATATGTAACAGAATAAGATTTTCTGGGTAATATACTATTAACAGCAGTTAAATAAATATACTGTTAGTAAATTTAATATTTATACATTAAAAGGATAATAATTATGCAGAGATACGTAAGAATGAAAAAGACTCGTCGGCGGCGTTAATCTATACGATTATTATGAATTGTTTTATCTAAGGGAATACAGCGAGGCCGATCTAAAAAGTACGGTTAATTATTGGGTTAAACTATACAACCCGAAGCTTGAGGTATTAAGCGTTCAATGCACTAAAGAAGAAGAGCCTGTCTTTAAAATAAAACTGGCGGATTTAAGAACACTACGAGCGGAAACATTAATCATCGGCCCATCCCTTACACTTATTCACCCTCATTAACTATGACTAAATATCTAACTAAAGAAGAAGAATATAATCTATATAAAGCATACTTAATAGATAATGATCTAAATGCTAAAGATAAGATTATATTAAATCAAACAGACTTAGTAAAATCTATTGCATATCAATTTAAAGATAGTGAAGACTTCGAAGACTTAGTACAAGAAGGTATGATCGCCACTATAAAAGCCTTCGATAAATGGTCTCCCGATAAAGGAGCCTCCTTTACAACATTCAATAAAGATAATGTTAAGTACCACTTAATTAAATACATTAATAATAATAAGCCGGTTAAATTGCCGGAAAACAAAGTAGCCGATATCAAAAAGATTAGAAAGGCTAGAGAAACGCTCGATAGAATTAACGAGCCTAAAACGATTGATAATATTTCGACTATGACTGGTATCGATGTTCATACTATTAACGCAACATTAAGAGCAATAGCGCCTACAATAGCTCTTAATAAACACGACGAAGACTTTGAAGAAACTGTTCATAGTATTAAAGCCGACAGACAGTCAGAGCCAGAATATAAATTAGAAGATACTGATTTTTTAAATAAAATAGATATCAATATACTTACAGATAAACAACGAGAGATACTACTAGAATATATCGACAACGATTACGATGTTCATAAAACAGCCGCACATATGAATGTTAATGTAGCAGTTATCAATAATAATCTACATGCGGGTCTCAAAAAATTAAACAAGCATTACAAAAAATTAAAGGATATTAATCAAGCCGGCTCGATGTGGTATCAAGGTAAATCATACTTCGAAATCGCCAAGAAGTTAAAGATATCGTATGACGAAGCCTGTAATTACGTCTCAATTTATTATAATTCTAAGATATAACAAATGAAATACAATGACAATCAACGACAACAAATAAAAGAGTTCCTCGACAATTCGCCTAATTTTATCGAGGAACCGCTCTTCGGAGAAACTAAACCTTATTATAATACTAGATTAGCTAGAGAATATCTAGAGCGGTATAAGGAGTTAGCACTAGAATTAAATAGGTCTAATTATTTAACTAGGATTTACGAGCAAGATATTCAAAAATTAACAGATGAAGAGGTTAAAGCCTTAGTAGCTGAATATAAAGAGAATGAAAAAACTTTACAGCATCAATATATCGAGGCTCAGCAAGAGATCGTAAAAACTATTAATAAAGTAGAAAGCGCCCGCTACAGACTCTTACTCACTAATTATTATCTTAATAATATGCCTCTAACAGAAATAGCTACTAAATATAACACTACAGGATGTTCATATAGAGCTATTAAATTTAATCTTAATGAGGCCCTTAAAGAAATATGTATAGTATTGGATGGTGAATAAGAATGTATTTAATAACGTTTATAATATGGGCGCCAGTAGCAGCTTTCTTTTCTATTGGTGAACAAGGTTTCGATATGGCCCGGTTTTTATTTATTATGGCGCTTTCTATAGGAATGCATTTAGCTATAAATTTTTTTAATAATAAATCTACAGCTAAGCCAAATAACTTTTATTACAGAAGGAGACATGAGCCCGTTGAATATATTGGACTTACACCAGAAATAAAGCGAGCAGTAAATTATATAAGAAGAGAAAACGCTCCAATTTTTAATAGCTATTCTGATAGTCAAATAATTAATTATATTTCTTTACCGGCGATTATGAGATTAGCGGATCAACTTAATAATGAAGACAGCGAACAAAATCAAAAATCAGAATATGTTTATATTCCAGATGATTATATTCTTACAAATATAAAAGGCTTTAAAAATATAGAAGTCTATAATAATAGAAAGAACTATTTGATTAAACCATTAAAACAGCCGTTCGAAAATTCTTTATGCTCTACTAATAGGCCTACTATTATTAATAAGGATACTATCATTTCTAATCTACATTTACATTATTTATTGACTGTTATAGATACAGCTATAGGAGAATAACCATGTTATACATACCAGTATTAAAATTATCATCTTTTGTATTAGCATATATTCTTATATATGATGAATTTTTAAGAAATGTGTTAGCCGATTATTATACCGAATACTCTATTTTAGGCGGATTTTTGTTCTTTATTTTAATGATGTATCTTAATAATAAGCTAGAAGAAGAAGAAAACAGTAAAATGTTCGGAACTCTATATACTAATGAAAACGGTGAAGTTGTAGCATCCGAAATTTATAGACGACAACAAGAAGATCGCCGCTAACCCTATTCTTATTCACTTATATTAAGGAATTCTCATGAAAGAATTAATTTTACTAATACTATTTATACTACTATCAATGTATATACCATTAATACTATTTAAACTATTTTAATTTAATAACTAACAATATTAAGGATATATTATTATATGAAATTTATAGATTTTTTTAGCGGGATCGGTGGCTTTCATTCTGGCTTAGAATTATCTGGCATGGAATGTGTTGGATGGTGCGAATTCGATAAATTTGCCCAAGCATCATATAAAGCTATGTACAATACAGATAACCTGTGGTTCGGTAGCGACGTAACAAAGGTTAAAGGAAAAGACTTACCAAAGGCCGATCTTTGGACGTTCGGTTTCCCTTGCCAAGATATAAGTATCGCCGGTAAACAAGAAGGAATTAAAGAAGGCACTAGAAGTGGTCTATTCTATGAAATTATGAGGTTAATCGATGAGTGTGAAGAAAATAAACCCAAATGGCTTGTGTGTGAAAACGTTAAGAATTTGTTATCAATCGACGGCGGGGGGGGGGTTCCTCAATGTTGTCGGTGAAATGGCCGAAAGAGGGTACTCTCTCGAATGGAAGGTTTATAATTCCAAAAACTACGGCGTTCCTCAAAACAGAGAAAGAATCTACGTTGTCGGATATCATGGAACCCCATCCGGACAAAGCCTTTTACCTCTCAGACGAGAAAGTCAAACAACTATTAAACAAGTCGGAAATGTTGTAAATACTACTAGCTTTGGCGGTAATCCTCAAGGCGGACGTGTTTATTCCGCTGACGGTGTAGCACCGACATTAAATTGTTGTGGCGGTGGAAATTTAGAACCTAAAGTTCTTGAAAAACAGTCCGATAAAGTAGCGATAAATAATGGCACTAAACAGGGATATACTTATGCTAGTGTCGGCGATGGTATTGATTTAACATATCCAAATAGTAAAACTAGACGAGGTAGAGTACAAAATCAACGATCAAATACTATAACAACTGGCGGAAATCTAGGCGTACTAGACGATATTAAAATTGAAAAAGATAAATCAAAGAAAATCAGAATTAGAAAATTAACACCTTTAGAATGTTTTAGATTACAGGGCTTTACCGATGAACAGTTTAGAGCCGCAGCTGCTGTTAATTCAAAGACTCAATTATATAAGCAAGCCGGAAATGCAGTTACTGTTAATGTGGTTAAGGAAATTGGCGCCCATATTATGAACACTAATTCACTTTTACATTAATTAACAAAAGGAAATAACTAACTATGCCTATTAATTGGAACGAAGTAGATAGACTTAAATTAGAATATATTCAAAATAAAGAAGCTATAGAAGCTGAGTATAGAAAAGAATGTTTAGCTTGCGAAAACAGTTTCTTTAAATTTAGAAAACCGGAAAGACCAAAAGAATTATATTCTTATCATTATTTCACTTATAAGTTATATGAAGATCAATTTATTAGTGTAGAAGGTGATAAGATTATACCTTGTTTTTTATCTTTATTGCCTGAAGATTTAAAAACAATAGTTTTTGAATATTTAAATCTTAATGTAGAAAATTATTTGATAGATAAAGATACTTATTATAGACGTACTTATTATTATATAGACGATACAGACGAAAATCGTAAAAAGATCGATAAAGTAGTAACACTTATCGAAAAATATTTAAAAAACGAAGAAGCTGCTCAAGAAACTAAACAAAAAGAAGCCGAAGCTTTTATCGATAATTATATTAACGGAAAGTAAATAATAATAATGTGGTGTTATGATATGACAAAAAATAATAATAATTATATTTTTTTTCTGGCAATGAAATTTTAATTACAAATCCTTACAATATTTTATTAAAAGAAGATGCAGATCAAATTCTTATATATTTAGGGTTAAATCCTAAACAAAAAGAACATAATGGCCCTTATTATAAAATTCTAAACACAATAGAAAACCGCATAAAAGCTGAAAATGTAGAAATAGTAATTAAAAAGATTTTAAAAATACAGCATGAAATAGCCGAAGAATTTGTTAATAGTTTTATTAATGATAAACCTAATGTATGATATAGCAATATATTCGCTGCTATGGACTACCTTAATAGGAATAATAGTAGTTCTAGTATCTACTAAATATTAAATAAGGGGAAGGATCCGCCACCCAATCCTTTATGAACTCCTTCCCCTAACTACCCCTACTACTAATACTATATATAATATAAGATATTAATAATATATATCCATACACAAACAAAACTACTAATTATTAATAAGCTATATATAATACTAAATAAGATAAATAAAACGCCATTTATTTTTTTCTCCTTATTTATATAATAATACTATTAATAATAAGATCGTCATCCTTTAAAAGTAGTACCGTTACTAGAAGTTCTCTCCTAGCTTCTAGTAATGCTAGTGCTTTTACGGAATGAGCACTAACCTTACTTCTTTCTGAATAACATACCGAAAAATACAGCCTTGACGGGTTGTATTTTTTTTATGCTAAAATAAGAACATATATTCGATAACAACAACTAAATAAAGGAGGTGTGTTCCTATTGCTATCGAGGTTTTAAATAACGGAAAGCTTGTAGTCGATGGTTATACCTTAACGAGAAAGCAGGCATTATTTTGCGAGGAGTTAGTTAATAACGGCTATAACGGATCAGCAGCAATCAGAGCAGCAGGATATAGCACATCCTCCGAATCAGTAATAAATAAACAGTCGCAAGAAAACCTAAGAAAACCAGCCATACAGGCTTATATCAAGGTTTTAGAGGAACGATTAAAGAAACGGCAGACGCAACGAGTCGCATCGATCGAAGATAGACGAATAGCATTAACCGAGATTTTTTTAAATGAAGAACATAAGCTAACAGATCGGTTAAAGGCACTAGATATCCTTAATAAGATGGATGCGGCTTACGAGCAGCGTATTAACGTAACAAATAATAACCCGTTCGAAAATATTAAAACAGAAGATTTAGAATCTTTAATCGACAGTAAAAAACCGTAGCCTTTCCTATGTAGGACTGAACTTTAACGAACGTATACGAACACTAAAGGAGGTGGTTACGATAGATAAAGATTTAATAATTCTCGGAGCTAAACAAGAATTAGCGAGGCGTTCTTTTTTTAGATACTGTCAATTAAAGGCGCCGGATTTTTATAAGATCGAACGGAAATACATCAAAGAATTATGCGACAGACTAGAAGCGTTTGTTAAATCTGATAAAAAAGTTTTAATTATTAGTATGCCACCACGTACAGGAAAATCCCGTACGGGCTCCCTTTTTGTCGAATGGTATCTAGGTAAGGATCCGACGCAAAAGATAATGACGGGCTCCTATAATGAGACCTTATCCACTAAATTCGCTAAATCTGTACGTAATTCTATTCAAGAAGTAAAAGCTTCACCTTATATAACAGTATATAACGATATATTCCCTAATACTCGAATTAAACAAGGCGACGCAGCTATGAATATGTGGTCCTTAGAAGGACAGTATGCATCGTATCTAGCTACATCACCTTCGGGCACGGCGACTGGTTTCGGTTGTTCACTCATGATTATTGACGACGTTATTAAAAATGCTGAAGAAGCTAATAATGAGTCTAAAAAAGAAGCTATTTATTCTTGGTTTACCGATACTATGCTTTCTCGTGTAGAAGAAGGCGGCAAAATTATTATTATTATGACTCGTTGGGCTTCGAATGATTTAGCCGGTAAATGTATTGAATACTACGGAGACGAAGCTGAAGTTATTACGATGAAGGCTCAATTACCTAATGGCGAAATGTTATGCGACGAAGTACTTTCCCTCGAGTCTTTCCTCGAGAAACAGAAACAAATTTCGCCCGAGATATTCCAAGCTAACTATCAACAAGAGCCTATCGATTTAAAAGGTCGTCTATATACTACATTAAAGACATACGATACCTTACCCGAATTCGACGAAATTAAATCTTACACAGATACAGCTGATACAGGGCAAGACTATTTATGTTCTTTAATATATGGAATAAAAGATAAAGAAGCTTACATTCTGGACGTTATTTACACAAAAGAGCCTATGGAAATTACCGAGCCTTTAGTAGCTAGACATTTATACGAGTATAAGGTGAATAAGGCCGACATAGAATCTAATAACGGTGGTCGAGGCTTCTCCAGACAAATCGATACGATCTTAAAAACAAAATATAAGACTAACTATACAGTCATACATGCATTTCACCAGTCTAAAAATAAACAGGCAAGAATATTATCGAATGCGACATGGATTATGGAACACGTATATTTTCCTCAAAACTGGCATACAAAATATCCGGAGTTTTATAAAGCATTAACTACCTATCAAAGAGAAGGTAAAAATGCACATGACGATGCGCCCGATGCTTTAACCGGCGTCGCCGAAACGATTAATATTCAACGCCCTATATTCTCATTCACTTAAACGAAAGGCATTCCATGAGCCTAACTGAACAATGGAATAGTATCGTACGTAACAATGCGGGATTAACGGAAATAGAGTTCGTAAGGGCCGAGTTCGAGTCGTTCCTTTATTCACAAAAACGTTCAACTATCATTCAATCCCGTAAATACTACGAAGGAAAACATAATACTCCTAAGCATCTAGTTCCAGATGAAAATGGTAATGCTACAGATGCTACCGGTACTATTCCTAATCATAAAATTATTAATAACCTATTCGACGATTTAGTCGATCAAAAGACTAATTATTTACTTTCTAAACCGATCGACGTTAAATGTAACGAAGATACGTCCGAATACTTTAATAAAAGCTTCCAACGTAAATTAAAAAATCTCGGTAAGGATGCGTATATCGGTACTATTGCTTATCTACATCCATATATCGATACTAATGGTAATTTTAAGTTAAAGCGTATGAGACCGGAATACGTAATTCCATTCTGGCACGATGAAGAACACGAGTCTCTCGATGCGTTTATCTATTTCTACGAATTCACAGAATATACAAATACGAATACTAAGGAACGCTACTATAAGGTCGAATATTATAAGCCGGAAGGCGTTACGTACTATGTATACCGTAATAACTCTATGTATCTCGATCCGCAGAAGCCTTCGATGACGTATATCTCGATGAATAATAAAGCATATAACTGGCAGAATGTACCCTTAATCTGGTTTAGAAGCTCTTCCGAAGAAGTACCACTTCTATCTAAGGTTAAGCCTTTACAAGATGCATTAAATCAAATGTTATCTAATTTTGCTAACGTAATGTCTCAAGACGTACATAATACGATCCTCGTTATTAAAGGTTATGACGGCGAAAATCTAGCTAAGTTCCGTAGTGAATTAGCTAAATACGGAGCGTTAAAAATTACGTCTTCTCCAGAATTCGAGGCCGGAGTCGAAGCTCTTAATATCGAAGTAAATGCCGAGAATTACGACATTATTATTAAGATGCTCGAACGAGCTATTATTACGAATGGTCGAGGCTTCGATGCTAAAGATGATCGTATGTCCAACAATCCTAATCAGATGAACATTAATTCCATGTACTCAGACATCGATCTCGATGCGAATGAAATGGAAACGGAATTTCAGGCCTCCCTTGAACACTTACTCACTTTCATCAATGCTTATAATTCTCTAACTAATAGACCATTATTAAACGATGTAACCTTTATCTTTAATAGAGATTTACCGTTAAATCAATCTGAAATTATTGAAGCATGCAAGAACTCTAGCGGTATTATCTCAGACGAAACTATTATCGCTAATCATCCGTGGACGCTCGATGCTCAAGAAGAATTAAACAGAGTTAAGAAAGAACGTAACGAGGTACTAAACGATGACGTACTGGGAAGAGCGCTTTCTTAATTTAAAAGAGCGTGGATTACATACCGCTAATACTACATACGAAGATTTAACTTCGATCTATGCGTATTCTCTCGAAAAATACGAAAACCAGATAGCCGGTTTTATTCAGCGATACGCTAACAATAACCAGATAACCCTTGCCGATGCTCGTAAGCAGTTATCGGCAAGAGAATTAAAAGCGTTTAATTTAACGTTAAAACAATACGTTAAATTAGCGCAACAGAAAGACCTATCGCAAAAGCAAATACGACTTCTTGAAAATGCCTCTTTGAGGGCCAGATTAACACGCCTAGAAGAACTATGGATACACACCTCACAATTCGTCGAATTATTAGCAGCACAGCAGCATACCAATATTAACGATGCACTCAATAAAGTATATACATCGACGTACTATGAGGCAGCTTTTATTACACAACAACTACAAGGGCAATATCAAACATTCAGACAAGTACCTAAAAAGGCTATTCAAGAAGCTATTAAGACTCCGTGGGTCGAATCTAATTTCTCTCAAAGAATATGGGATAGAAGAGATAGGCTTATCCTCAAGCTACAACAAGAAATAACACGAGCATTTATCTCGTCAGAACCGACAGAACGTATTACAGAACGTATATCCAATGCATTCGATACGGATTTACATCAAGCTAGACGTTTAGTCGAAACAGAAGTCGCTTATGTACAAGAATTAGCGTTAAATCAAACATTTAAAGAATTAAACGTGGATAAGTACCAAATATTAGCGACGCTAGATACTCATACATCGTCCGTATGTCGCCATCTCGATAAACGAATTATAGATCGTAAGGACTTTAAACCGGGTGTTACGGCTCCTCCGTTTCATCCGCATTGTCGCTCGACTATGATCCCGTATGTCGGCGAACTCATGGGCCGATCGGCTCGTATTGATGGTAAATCACAATATATAGACGATATGACATATGAAGAATGGCATAAGGAATACGTTAAGTAGACTCCTTATCCACCCCTTGTCTTTTTAAACGTTACAGACGATAAAGAATAACGTATTAAATCCTTTAAATAAGTGAGAGATGTTACTCTCGTAAATAAAACGAATTCATTAACAGGAGAATACTAACAATGACTAAAGAAGAATTACTTGCATTAAATTTAACTGAAGAACAAGCTACAGCAATTATCGAAGATTACGGTAAAAATTACGTATCTAAGTCTCAATTTAACGAGAAAAACGAAAAATATAAGCAGCTTAAAGAAGAAATCGAAACTACACGCAGCGAAATTAATAAACTAACAGAATCTGAAACAGCTAACGAAACGTTAAAAGCACAGATTAAAGAATTACAAGATAAAGCGGCTGAACGTGATAGTCAATACGCACAAAAGATTAAAGAAATGCAAGTAGATAATGGCATTAATTCCGCCATTCTTCAATGTGGTGTTAAGAATCCGAAAATCTTAACGTCTTTACTTAATAAAGAGGCTATTACTCTAAATGAAGACGGAACTGTTTCGGGATTACAAGAGCAAATCGAGGCGCTCAAGCAATCAGATTCTTATTTATTCACCTCCGATACTCCTAAAGGTGTAGTACCGGGAGAAACTAATACTCAACATACAGGATTGACTAAAGAAGAGTTCGTCAAGCTAAATTATGAACAATTAAACGAACTTTTGACAAACGATCCAGATCTATTTAATGAATTATCTAACTAATAAGGAGACCATTAATAATGGCTAATGAAACTAAATTAACTAACATGGTAAACCCTCAAGTATTGGGCGCCATGATTTCCGCTCGTTTACCTAAAGCAATTAAATTCACTCAAATCGCTAAACTTGACAACACTTTGGTCGGCGTACCGGGTTCCGAAATTACACTTCCTTCTTTCAACTATATCGGCGCAGCTGAAGACGTAGCTGAAGGCGTAGCAGTTACTCCATCCGTAATGACTACTTCTACTAAAAAAGCTTCTATTAAAAAAGCAGTTAAAGCCGTTGACTTGACTGACGAAGCTAAACTATCTGGTTATGGCGATCCTGTAGCTCAACGCGCAGCTCAATTAGCTAAATCCATTGCCGATAAAGTAGATAACGATATCTTGGCTGCCTTAAGCGGTGCTACTTTAACAGCTACTAGCGCTAACAAAATTTCTTACGAAGGTATTATGGATGCTATCGATAAATTGGCTGAAGAAGACGCTCAAGAAAAAGTTATCTTCATCGCCCCTTCCCAATTAACAGCACTCCGTAAAGAAGACAAATTCTACGATAAAAGTAAATATGGTAACGACGTAATCATGACTGGCGAAGTAGGTATGGTCGGTGGTTGCCGTGTAGTCGTATCTAAGAAAATCAGCGATGCCGGTGCTACTATAGATAACTACATCGTATGCGTAAATGCTGACGAAGAAGAACTACCAGCAGTATCCTTATTCATGAAACGTGATATTCAAGCCGGTGTTCAACCAGACTTATTGTCCGGCAAAGAAGTAATGGTAGCTAACAAACATTACGCAGTAGCATTAACTAACGAATCTAAAGTAGTAAAAGCAACATTCAAAAAATAAGGTCTAAATAATGGATAACGTAAAAGAACTAATTCGTATGGTTACACATTTTAATGTTACGGCCGAATATGATGGCGTTCTTCGTTATATCTATGAGTCCGAAGAACAGTATTTAATGAATATATTAAATAGAAGCGATGTTCCGGACGAATTACAGTACCTTCTCGAGAAAAGAGTAGCAGCTCGATTTATTCAAGCTAATAAAGATCGTATCCTTAGCGCTGAAGATCTTAATCCGATTAAGAAGCTAAAAGAAGGGGATACCGAGATCGAATTTAGTACGGATAAGGCGGCTGCACTCGATTCTCTTATTCACCTATGGCTAACTTTAACCGGAGATATAGCATGTTATCGACAATTAAAATGGTAGCTCGTAAACATTATGAACGCCTATATACCGATACTTGTATTATCAAGGAACAAAGAAAAGCTATTAAAGACCCTAAAACCGGGATTATAACAAACGGAGAACTCGAATCTATTAGTTATCCATGCCGTATATCATTTAAAACTATTTCTTCTAACGATATAGTGAATAAATTGCCGACATCCTCTCAGTTAATCACTTTATTCATTTCTCCCGATATACATATAAAACCCGGTTCCGATATCGAAGTAGTAAGACAAGGTAGGACGTTTTCTTATACCGCAGCTTCTCAAACAGCTCTATACGATACACATCAAGAGATCGAATTAAAACTAAGGAGTAAGCATAATGGCTAGGATTACGTTCGATCTTTCTGGGTTTAAAGAATTAGAACGTCGAACAGATGTTCTAAAGAAAAACCAGAAGGAATTATCTACTAAGATTACAGACGGTTTATCCCAAGTTTATCTAGCTACGGCTATAGCAGCGACTCCGGTCGGTGAAGTACAGATTTCCCCGGACGGTAAACATCGCAATATGTCGGAACACATGAGAAGATCGTGGGAGGCTGAAAGGCTTAATCGTAACACGGTTAAGGTAACGAATTCGGTTTCCTATGCATCGTATGTTAACGACGGTCATAGACAAACTCCGGGAAGGTTCGTTCCTGTTCTAGGCAAGAGACTTACAAAATCGTTTGTTAAGGGTCTACATATGCAAGAGAAGGCTGAAGCAGCTACCAGAAAAGCTTCACAAAATATAATGAAAAACGCCCTCGATGAATTTTTAGAGGGATGGGATAAATGATTTACATTAACGACGTTATTGAAGGCATAGCGACTGTCCTTTATAAGGAACATAACTATCCGGTATATGTCGACGAGATTAAATCAGATGCTGAATTCCCTTGCTTCGTAATCGAAACCTTGAGTACTGATCATACTCATTTAATAGGGGATCGATACGAGCGCCGTCATGACTTCGATATTATGTTGTTTATTAAAGACGACGATTATATCGAAGACCATAGGAAGCAAATCAATCCGATTGTAGAACAACTCTATTTCGATTTAGAGTACATCACTCTAAGCGATAATTCCCTATTGCAAGGCGAAGATATGAGTTATCGGATTACGGACGGTATTTTGCATTTTAAAGTATCGTATACATATCATATTAGGAAAGTTCATAAAGAGGACCCTATGCAGTCCTTAACGCAAAAACAAGAGGTTAAACATGGCTAAAATTAATGAAACGAACGAAGTGAGTGTAGTTAGCGAGAGCGAAGCGAACGTAACGAGCGAAGCGAGTGAAGTAACAAGCACGACTAACGACGTAAACACAGCGAGCGCTCCGGCTCCTACATTCGATCCAGAAACGATTATTACTTCCGAAAGATTCTCTCGTTATGCCGATATGCTCGGCGCAGTACTCGAAAATCGTGAATACTCCGTCGAAGAAGTCGAAAAGCTTCTCGATAGAACATTAAGTACTCCGATTATCGAAGTATATAACGACTAATTACATATATTTAATTAACAATAAGGAGGCCTATACATGGCTCAAGGTGGCGGTTACTGGTTATTCCAAAATAAGGTATTACCGGGCGTTTACATCAATTTCGTATCTAAATTGAAAGCATTTGCCGAAGTAGTAGATCGTGGATATACTACTATGGCTTTGTCTCTCGATTGGGGCGAAACTAACGCTATCGTACGTGTAGAACAAGAAGAATTTCAAAAGGACTCTCTTCGTATCTTCGGTTACGATTATGCGCATCCAAAAATGAAAGGGTTACGAGACCTTTTCTTAAATGCTAAAACATTATATTTATATCGTTTGAATTCCGATGCCGTTAAAGCTCAGTCTACTGTAGCTACTGCTAAATTCGGCGGTGTACGTGGTAACGATATCGCTGTAGCTATTAGCGCCGATATTAATGCATCCGATAAATTCACAGTAACGACTTATATCAAGACTAACGATGTAGTTAAAAAAGTCGATGAGCAGTCCGGTTTATCCACTCCTAAAGACTTAAAAGATAATGATTATGTAGTATTTACTAAAAATGAAAGCTTTACAACTCAAGCTGCTAAATATCTTACCGGTGGTACTAACGGTACTCAAGTCCAAGCATCTGATTATCAAAAGTATATCGAATTAATCGAGCCTTATTACTTTAACGTATTAGGTTATGCCGGTAGCGATACTACAATTCAAAACTTATTCATTGCATTCGCTAAACGTGCTCGTGAAACCACAGGTCAAAAATTCCAAGTATGCTTATATAATCGTGATAAAGCTAACTACGAAGGCGTTATCTCTTTAGCTAATAAAGCTACTGATAGCGGTGAAGAACCGGGTTCAGGTGTTTATTGGTTAACTGGTGTTGAAGCAGCTTGCCCTATTAATCAGTCTTTAACTAATAAAGCATACGACGGCGAATTTAACTTCAACGTTCAATATAAACAATATGAACTTGAACAATTCGTTAAAAACGGTCAATTAGTACTTCATAACGTAGCTGACTCCGCCTCCGGTAACGTTAAAGGCGGTACTCGCATCCTTAGCGACGTTAACTCCTTTACCGAATTCTCTAAAGAGCGTACTAAAGACTTCGCATCTAACCAAGTTATTCGTGTACTCGATAACTCCGCATATGATGTAGCTCGTTTATTCAGTAACTATTACTTAGGTAAAACTCCTAACGATCAAGACGGTCGTATCGCTTTATGGAACGATATCGTTAAATTGTTCGAAGAATACCAAGGCGTACGTGCTATTAATGGCTTCGATCCTAAGGACGTAGAAATCCCGACAGAGGGCGAAGAAAAGGGTTCCGTAGTGATTAACTACGAAATTAAACCGACTGTAGCTATGGATAAATTGTACGCTACTTGTTACGTAAAATAAGGAGTTAAATAATGGCTGAAGTTCAAACTATGAACGCTAAAGACGTTGTATCCGCTAAAGAAGGTCGTGCTTTTATTACGATTGAAGGTAAACGATACAATTTCTTTAATATTAAAAATTTAAAAATTACTACCGATAAAGAAACTGAAAAGATCAATATCTTAGGTGAGCGAGTAGAACAGACTAAAAGCGTAGGCGCTAAAATTTCCGGTTCTATGACAGCATATAACGTTACTAATTACTTCGACGAATATATGGATCGCTTTATCAATCACGGTAAAGACTTCTATTTTGACATTCAAGCAATTAACGAAGATGCTACGTCCGATACTGGCGCTCGCACTACTATTTATCGTAACTGCTGCATGACTAAATATTCTGAAGTTGTATTCGATGTAGACGGTAAATACCTTGAACTCGATATGGACTTTATGGTAGGCGGCGTTAAACGCCCTCAACGATTTAAAGATCTTGACGGTATTCACGCCTAATTAAAACACAATAAGAGGGCCTAATTAAGCCCTCTTCTATGATATAACGGAGATAAAAAACAATGTCAGAGATTAAAAATATGTCTTTAAATGGCTTCTTTAAAAATAAAGCTAAACAGATAGACGACGTACGTGTCGTAGTATCTGAACGCTTTACCGATAAAGAAGGTAAACCTTTAGAATGGGTATTACATCCTATTAGCACTAAATTAGTAGAAGAAATTACTAAGAAAAATACGGTTACTAAACTCGTAGACGGTAAAAAGGTTAAAGAAACTAACGAAGAAAATCTTAACGCCGGTCTATTAGAACAAGTCGTATTATTTCCTCGTCTTAACGACGCAGAATTACAAGACTCTTACGGAGTAACTAACGTAAACGACTTATTAGGCGCTATGTTGTATCCGGGCGAAACTCAAGTATTAATCCAAGCATTACAAGACGTTATGTCCGGTAAAACTAATACCGTATCCGAGTTAAAAAACTAATTAAGGAGAACCCCGAGGCATATCTCTATCATCTGGCTCTCCAGTATTATCATATAACTCCGCTCGAACTTAATTCTATGGACGAACAGGAGCGTAATTTTATATTTGCTTCAATATCGTTTCGTATGGACGAGCGGAAAAAAATTCAAGAAGAACTTAAAAAACATAAGTCGGGAGTAGAATATGTCTATATTATCTAACACTATCAAACTTAACGACGGTGTTTCTCCTGTATTACAAAACATATCGCAAAATGCCAGCCGATCCTCTACGGCTATGTCGTCATTCGCTCAGAAAGTGGGTGGCGTATCAGATAAAGCCACTAAAGCTACTGGTTCTCTTATGAACATTAAATCAGTATTCTTAGGAGCATTAGGAGCTAATATAGCAGCTGCTGCTATATCTAAAGTAGGCGATGCATTAGGTAGCGTATTAAACATGGCTGAAGAATATGCTACGATTAATGCTCGATTAGGACTTATTGCGGGTTCACAAAATAATGTAGTAGCGCTTAACCGAGAAATTTATGAATCGGCACGTCGTTCTCGTTCCGCTTATATGGATGTTGCCGAGACAGTAGCTTCATTATCTCAGTCGGCTCATGATGCCTTCCCAGACCCTCGAGAAACTATAGCATTTGCCGAAACAATTAATAAAGCTATGGCTATTGGCGGCACTAAAGGTCAAGCTAAAAAGAATGCTATGATCCAGTTAACGCAAGGGTTAGCGTCCGGGCAATTACAAGGCGACGAATTTAGAAGTATCGCCGAAAATGCTCCGATAATTGAAAATATCATTGCGAAGACGATGGGCGTATCGAGGGGCGAATTAAAGAAATTAGCTTCCGAAGGTAAAATCACGGCCGAAGTTATTAAAAAGGCTATGACAGAAAACGCCGCCGAGATTAATGAGCAGTTTAGAAAATTACCTCATACGATGTCGGACTGGGTAACCGATATTCAATCGGTGGCCGAATATGCCTTCGCTCCTTTATTCACCGTTATTAACGATTTATCTAATAGCGAAGAATTTAGGCAATTTATAGACAGTATAGAGAATAACATACAGTATATAGCCCCTATTATTAAGAATGTAGCTAACGAAATTGCATATGCATTTAAACAAATACTTACATTCGGTCAGAAAGCATTTAGCTTCCTACAAGAACATAGCGGTATCGTAACATTTGCTTTATATGCTATTGCGGCAGCTGCTGCGCACTCGGCTATTGCATTTGGTGTCGATACGGCTGCTAAAGTAGCTAATACTATAGCTAACTATGCGTTAGCGGCTTCTCAATGGAGCTTGAATGCTGCTATAGCGGCTAATCCTATCGGGCTTATAGCGATAGCTATTATAGCAGTAATCGGTGTTATTCACCTATTAGTAATGGCTTACGATGAAGTAACCGGTAGTACCTATACTACGGTCGGTGTTATTGCCGGTGTATTCGGTGGATTATTCGCCTTTCTATATAACGGAGTAGCGTATACATGGAATATCTTCATTATATTCGCTAACTTCTTATTAACGGTATTCGATAATCCGGCTAAGGCTATTAGAAATTTATTCGGTAGCCTATGGAATAATATCGTCGAATTTACAGTAAGCGCTATTAATACGATACTCGATGTAATGCGTAAGGTACCGTTCCTTAAAAGCTTATTAGAAGGCGTAGGCCCGGCTGTAGCGGCTAACTTCCAAATGAAAGTCGATTCGGGTCCTTTAGACGACTATAAAATGGGTCCGATGAATGTTCTCGAGACGGCTAGCGCATGGCAAGATAAAGGCGACGGAGTAGTAGGCGGTATTAGCAATGTATTTACTTCTAAGCAGCCAGACAATAACGCTACTTACGACGGTAAAGTCGATGCAGTAGCTAAGGCGGCCGGAGATACGGCTAAGAATTCTAAGAAGACGGCTAAGAATACCGAAAAGATGGCTAAGGCTATCGACTTAACGAAAGACGAGATCGATCGTTTACATCAAGGTATTATGAACGACGCTATTAAACAATGGTCTAATAGAACTATTCATATGAACATTACGAATAATAATAATATTGATAGTAGTGTAAATTATGGGGAGTTCATAACGGACTTTGCTAGTGGCTTAGGTAGCGCATTCGAACGCAATACCGGGGAGGCTCTATAATGTATTATTTCTATCTTAACGATACACAATTACCTATTCCTCCTAAGGCTCTTACGATTAACTATTCTAATAAAAACGAGACTCTCGATCTATTAAATATCGGTGAAGTAACTATACCGAAGCCGATGGGATTAACTAATTTTAGCTTCGAGATTTTACTTCCTAACGATAAATATCCGTTTAATCAGTCTATACTGTATAAGCACGAGAAGGCCGAGTATTATATGACTCGGATTCTCAAGGCAAAGGTGAAACGACAGCCGCTTCGCTTTATCGTCGTAAGAATGAAACCTAACGGCGAAATGATTAGTATGCTAAATCAGCGAGTTACTATAGAGGATTTAACCCATAAAGAGGATACGGATTACGGCTTCGATGCTCATTTAGAGATTAGCTTAAAAGAATGGCGTGATTACGGTACGAAGAAGATGATTATCGATAATGAGAAAGACGGTACATTAACCGCTCATATCGATAACAATCGTCCGTCCGATAAGATCCCCGAGAAGGAAGTTAAAGTCGGCCCTAAAGCTACATTATTGCGAGCCGTAAAAGAACAGTTCGGAAACACTAATAATTTATTTAAAATAGCCGCCCTTAATAAGATCACGGTACCGTGTTATTTAGAAGGCGGTCAAGTTATCAGTATGTATAAACAAGGCAAGGTCGACGATATATGGAAGAATTTAATTCAGTAGAAATAACCAATGCGCCGCTTAACCTCTCTTATGAACTCACCGTTCGTAATCAAAAAGATATGCTATTGATAGAGCCTCAAGACGGGATTACCTTAGATCGTAGTCCCGATCTTGCTCCGGCTAAATTAACATTTAATGTATTAAAAGATCCTTTACTCGATATTCAAGAAGGCGATCTCGTTAATTTTAAAGTTAACGGCGAACTTATATTCGTAGGATATATCTTCGAGAAAAGCCGCTCTAAGAATAATATCATTCAAGTAACGTGTTACGATCAATGTCGTTACTTAAAGTCCGAAGGCTATTATATCTTTAACGGAGAAAAATCGGCTTCTGAATTAATCATAGCTCTTTCTAAAGACCTCGGTATTAAGCTCGGAGAAATAGCACCGACAGAATTTAAAATATCTCGTGTATTCGACGGTAAATCGTATCAAGATATTCTATTAACGATGCTTAAATTAACGTCGATTAATTCTCCTAAAATACCGGTTAAAGCCTTAAATGCTAAGAAAACTAAAACCTTAAATCCCGATAAATATCGAGGCGGTTATAGTGGTTTAGATAGCGTCGAGATGAATAAGGTGGATAAACCGAAGGAGTCTCTTAACCCCGATAAAAGCAAGCATACTTTCGAAGAGCTTAATACCGATCAATCTATGCCGGAAAAACGTAAACCTATCTATGTAGCTTATGACGATAACGGCTTATTAACCGTAAAAGAGCTTAACGATATGGTAACCGACATATTAATCGATGCTAGTCAAGTCGAGGATTACGAATATATATCTTCTATCGACAGAAATACGTTCACTCAAATCTTAGTCGTTAGAGAAGCTAAAACCGGTAACGATAAACATAAAGAAGCATATCGTACAGGCGCAGCTTATGCCTTAGAACAGACTAAACGTTGGGGTGTATTACAAAAGGTATATAAGCCAGACGAAAAGGATATAAACGCTATCGAGAAAGCTAAAGTTATGCTCGATAATTTAGCCAGAAAAACGCATACGTTGCGTTTAAAAGGTTGCTTAGGACGCACTATAATCCGTCCGGGTTCTGGTATATGGCTTAACTTCGATATCGGCGATCAAATCCTTAACGAGTTAGTCTACGTTCAAGCCGTAACTCATAATTTCAGTAATAATAAGCATACTATGGATCTCGATATTATTTATTTCGATAAACAAGAGCCTGTTATTACGACTGAAGATAGAGGCGACGAAGAGATTAGAAAAAGGATTATTAATAGTAAGAAAAAAGGCAAGGCCGGGAAGGGAAATACAACAAGCGTGAATAAAGGATCAGCTAATGCGAGCGCCGTTCAAACTGGCTTAACTTCCATCGAAGGTACTTCTTCTCCATATAGTACAGAAGGCTGTGTCGATCGAGCTACGTTAGCCGGTAGTTACTATAATACCGATTTATATGATGCCAGAGCTAAAGGTATCGTTAATACAGACGATTTAGAAGCTCATCTTAATAATCGTGGTTACTCTAGCGACGCTTATACAGGCGATGCTAATGCAGGCGACTTATTATTCTACGGCGACAATAATCATGTCGTAGTAAGTGATGGTATGGGCGGCTGCTATGGCAATAGCTCAGATAAAGGCTACGTTGTCCACTACCAAGACGTTAATTATGCCTTCAGAAATGGCGAAGCTCCTAATAAGATTATTAGAACAGGAGTCTAAGTATGCAAAATGACTATAACATGATAGCTAATCTTATCAAGAATATGGCTGTTAATGCTGTCGATGCTACAGTACCGGTTACTATTCTTACGGGAAAAGTTATCTCGGAAGCTCCTCTACAGATAGCCCTTGATTCTAAGATGATTATTCCGGAAGAGCGTATTAAATTAACGAAGAATACGAGCGACTGGACCGCAGAAATTAGCGTCGATCATATCACGGAAAACAGAGCCGGCGGTAGCGGTTATCCAGAATTCGCTAGTCATAATCATGAATATAAAGGGCGTAAAAAATTTCTAATCCATAACGCTTTAAAAGTAGGCGATGAAGTATGGTTAATTCGTGAGACTGGCGGTCAGCGTTTTATCGCTATGGATCGAGTTTATAATCCAAATACGGGGTGTACGACTAAATAATGTTAACTCCTAACTCTATAAATAACCAAATTGACGCTAACACCGTCGTCAATTATCAGACTTCGAATACGTTCAGAGTACGTTACGAGAGCGATTATAAGCTTATCGGGATGTGCGACGATATCGAAGCTATGAAACAAGCTATTTTTAAGATCATTAATACAGAGCGCTATAAATATTTGATTTACGACTGGAACTACGGTATCGAACTTAACGATTTAATCGGTAAACCTATTCCTTATGTATACGCCGAGATTGAGCGACGCATAAAGGAAGCTTTACTTGCCGATAATAGGATTAAGGAAGTTACCGACTTCAGATTCTCAAATAATGGCGGCGATGTACTATGCTTATTCACAGCTAATACTATATACGGTGAAATTAATAATATATCGAGAGAGGTAACGGCTTATGTACGAAACTAAAACTTACGAAAATATATTGTCCGATGCCCTCTATCGGGTAGGAACTAAATACGATAAACGACAAGGGTCTATTATTTATGATGCTGTGGCTCCTTTTGCATTTGAGGCTACTGAATTATATTTGATGGCTCAGGTTATTATCAAACAAACGTTTGCCCAAACAGCTGATCGTGATTTTCTTAAATTACGAGCTGCTGAATATAATATATATCCTCGAGAAGCTACGTATGCCGAAGTTAAAGGCGTATTCTCGAGTGCGGTCGATATCGGTACTCGGTTTAACTACGAAGATTTAAACTTCAGAGTTATCGATGTAATCGATCTAAGTAAAAATGAATTCAAATTAGTATGCGAAACAGCCGGAGCTAAAGGTAATTACTGTATCGGTAGAATTACTCCGATCGAGACCGTTCAAGGCCTACAGACAGCCGAGATTAAAGAAGTACTCGTACCGGGTCAAGACGAAGAAGAAACCGAGACTTTCCGGGCTAGATATATTAGAGCGTTAAAATCTAAAGCTTATGGTGGTAATGGGGCCGACTACAAAGAAAAAGTATTAAGTATTACTGGTACTGGTGGTTCTAAAGTATATCGCTGTTGGAATGGTGGCGGTACGGTTAAAGTCGTATTAATTAATAATGAGTTTAATAAAGCATCTTCAGAACTTGTTAAAGAAGTTCAAGTAGCTCTCGATCCTTTGGACGTGGATAAACGAGGTAAGGGATACGGGCTCGCTCCTATCGGTCATACTGTAACGGTCGAAGCTGCTGAAGAAGTCGTTATTAATTACGAGGTTCCGGTAACCATGACGGCCGGTCATACAACTAATGAAATTAAGGACGAACTTGCTAAAAAAATTAAAGAAAAATTACTTCTAAGACGTAAAGAATGGACGACGCAAGAAGAAAATCAATTCGTTACAGTACGTAGCTCTATTATTACTTCTCTAGCCGTCGATCTCGATAACGTAATCGATGTAGGCGATATAAAAATTAATGGTAAAGCTATTAAGCGTTTAGATTTAAAGCCTAATCAAATTCCGGTATTCGGCACGTTAACACTAACGAAGGGATAATCTTATGAACTTCGATAAATATAGACGCATTATCGACTTATCTGAATTCGCCGTTCCGGTATCGGGTAACGTCGAAGAAATACAAGAGATATATCGTAGTGAAAGCGTCGAAATACAAGCCTTATGGAATACGATGGTCGATATTTTTAGGGAACAATATATCATGACGGCCGAAAGTTTCGGTTTAGAAAAATGGGAAGCCATATTGGATATTATTCCGGCTCCAGACGATACGATCGACGATCGGCGCTTTAATATTCTGCTAGAATTAGCCGGTCAGCGTCCTTATACCGAGCTTAAACTACGTGAATTACTCGACGGTATATGCGGTAAAGGTAACTATCAGATCGAGCAAGATTATAAGAACTATAACGTACACTTTAAAGTGTCGTTAGGCGTTAAAAGACAGCGTAACGCCGTAGCTAACCTATTAAAGGATATTATCCCGATGAACTTAATCTACGACGTCGATTTACTTTATAACCGTCATATCGATTTGAGCCGCTATACTCATAAAGAGCTAGCTCAATTTACTCACTTCGCATTAAATCAGGAGGTCTTACCTAAGTAATGGCTACTTATACTAAAAATGTTAAATTATTAAAGCCAGCCGAAACGGAGAAATACGACGTAAACCTCCGTAACGAAAACTGGGATAAAATTGATAAAGCTATTGGCGATACTAGCGATTTAATTAAAAAGCATAAAGAAGCTAACCCTATCGATCATCCAGATGGTAGTGTTACGACTCCTAAGCTTCGTGATAAATCCGTTACTCTACCTAAATTAGCAGACGACGTAACGGCGTTACTACAAAGAACGTACGTTAAGAAAACCGGCGATACTATGACGGGTAATCTCGAATTTAATAACGGTATCGGCGTTATGTTTAATAATGCTAATAATACTGTTAAGACTAAAATTCGAGTAGCTTCTAACGGTAATTTCGATATCGGTGTAGTAGAGTCTAATACTGAATATGGCGCTACCGATACATTAAATTTAATTAGTATTAATAAGCCTAAGTGGTATAACAGTAAAATTGGTAGTAAACCTTTAGCTACTGAAGAAGACGTTAATAGAGAGTGTTCTAAGCGAGTGAGTAAAACAGGCGACTCCATGTCCGGCGATTTAATCCTCGAAAATAATAGCGCTCTTAAACTTAGACAAGCTAATACTAATAAGTATCATGTAATCGCTAGCGATAATGGAACCTTCGAGTTAGGTAGTCGAACCGATACTCAAAAAGTTAAGGTTAATAGTATTAATCGCCCCGAATGGATTAGCGGCGAAACTGTTAAACAATTCGCTATGTTAGGCGATTTTAGCATTACGACAGGCACTATCGATAACGATCAATATTTGCCGGTTCCTCAAGGCTTTAACGAAAACGAATGTACATGGCTCGTAAGTTTAGCTAGCGGGAATAAGAATGACGAAGTACTTAATATGTTCAACTTACATTCGTTAATTTATAACCCTATATGCTATCGTAATGGCCGTAAGGTTACAGCCGGCATCTATATCAAGACTCATTCATCCGATACCGGTGGTCCTCGATACGAAAAGTTCTATCCGGGTACGGCTAACTATATCTGTTTCGCTATGAAAAGACGAGGCTAATCATGAATACGATTAAAAAACAAGCTGAAGTATTACATACTGGCGACGATTGGAACCGTGTATACCTTGTTAAGGGCGATATCGATTTTAATAATGTAAGAGCTATCTGTAAAGTGCGTGATGAAAACGATAATTTACTAATCGAGGCTAATTGCATAGTAGAAGATAATAAAATCTACGTAAGCATTCCATCTAGTAAGTCGGTTAGTTTATCTCGTACGATCGATAAAGGTTACTACGATGTATTCATTACGAATGGTAGTTACTATCATAAAATCGTAATGGGTAGTATTAAGTTTTATCATAATATTTCTTTACATTAATGGGGGTTCATAATGGAAGCAGTTATCGAAATCCCTAATGTGGTCGTAACAGAAGTCGAGGCTACTTCTCCTTTATCCACTACTATCGGAGTTCCGGGTCTTAAAGGAGATCCCGGTAAAGATGGTTTAACAGGCCCAAGAGGCGAACAAGGAGAGCCGGGCCCTAAGGGTGATCCTTTTACTTATGAAGATTTTACTCAAGAACAATTAAACGCTTTAAAAGGACCTAAGGGCGACAAAGGAGATCCCGGTATTCAAGGTATACAAGGTTCTAAAGGTGAGCCTTTTAGATATAGCGACTTTACTCCAGATCAATTAGATATCCTTAGGGGTCCTATGGGTCCTCGTGGTGAAGATGGCCCAAAAGGCGATCCCTTTACTTATAATGATTTTACTCCGGAGCAGCTCGAGAAGCTTAAAGGTCCTAAAGGGGATAATGGCTTAGAAGGCCCTCAAGGTAAACCTTTTACGTACGAAGACTTTACGCAAGAACAACTAAACGCTCTTAAAGTTAAAGGCGACAAAGGGGAACAGGGCGATAAAGGAGCCGATGGTTTACAAGGACCGAAAGGCGATCCTTTTAGATATAGCGACTTTACTCAAGAGCAGTTAAATGCTTTAAAAGTTAAAGGCGATCCCGGTCCTCGTGGTGCTGACGGCTTGCAAGGTCCTAAAGGCGAACAAGGTTATACTCCTAATTTCACATTTACGGTAGAAACTAACGGCGATTTATATGTCGATATTGAGTACAATCCTTCTAGTGCTGCTGTTAATGTGAGTACCGAAACTATTATCTACGATGTAATCTGGGGTAATGCTAAACCGGGTAGTCAAGGTAATGGCCGTGGTTATTTAGAATATAGCCCGCTAACTGGCTTTGGTAAGTTGCATCTCGATATAAAGCTTACTACGCCTAGTGGTAATGGTAGTGCTATATGCTCCTTACCTAATGACGCTCCTGTTCCAATGCGATTATTAGAAACGGCTGTCGATGCTGATAATAACAGTATTTATATCGAGCCTAATAGTCGTCAGATTAAAGGATGGGGCGTACCTAATAATAAACGTTACATATTCGATATTGTTGGATTCTGGAAGGCGAAATAATGGCACGGATTAAACTAGGAAATATTAAAGGCCCTCAAGGCAATCCCGGCCCTCAAGGTAAACCATTTACATATAATGACTTTACTCCGGATCAGTTAAATGCTTTAAAAGGCCCTAAGGGTGATCCGGGTATTCAAGGGCCTCCGGGGCCTGCTCCCGATACTTCGACTTTTGTTATAGCTGAAGATTTAAAACTTATTATTAATGAATTAAAAAGATTAAACGGAGATAGTTAATATGGCAGATCAAAAACAAATAGTCATTAATGACTTAATGGAAGAACTTAATAAATTCGGTGTTCATATCACTAATATCAGAGATGCCATTCAATCTAAAGGCGTATCTTCCGAAGGTAAAATATTCAAATTTGCCGAAGAAATTAGCAGTATCGAATATGCCGGAAGTTATTCCGATCTTATTAATGCAGCTAAAAAAGCCCATGCTAAAGGTTATTCTGATTTTGAAATTATTGAAACTCTTAATAATTTAGTGGATAAAACTATTCCTAAACCTAAACCAGAAGAAATTCACGAAGAATTAACTACTATTAGCGCATATCAATTTACCGGGCAAGGGGATAATAACGTTATTAACTTCCCGAATGTTACAAAAGTTGAAAATGGCGGCCTAAGTGGTACTAACTATTCCGTTATTAACCTTCCAAAGGCTACAGAAATTGCAAACGACGCCTTTGAAGGTACTTATACAGATACTATTAATATTCCGTCCTTCATATGGAAATCTGAATTTGATTTAAGACTATACGCTTCCGGATCTATTAATATTAATACTATGACGGTTAGTGAAGAATCTACTCCTCCTAATACTATTTTATGGGATAAGCCTTCTTTAGTTGTATATAATCCAGATCATACTAAAACATGGGATAAAGCTACTAGCGCATGGATAGCAGCGCAATAATTGAGGGTTAAATATGAGTTCATTCGAAATTGTATCGACTGTATTAGTAATTATTACCTTGCTCGGTAGTCTAATAGCATTCCTTCATGGATTAGAAAAAGATCAAGCTGAACGTAAAGCCTTCGAAGGTAAAATTATGGCTATTCTCGATAAATTAGAAGCTCAAAATAACGAGCTTTTAAGACAAGTCGAGGCTTCTAAGGAAGATAGAAGAACCCTCGATAAACGTATCGGTATCGTAGAAGAATCTATTAAATTAAGTCATAATCGTATAGATGATTTAAGTATTAAATTAGATAAATTACGAGAAAAAATTAAATAGTGTTCATAAGGGGAGTGTTAAGCGCTCCCCCTCCCATGAGGCTTTTACATGGATTATAAAAGTAAAATATTCAACTCTCTAAAGAATACCTATCAGAGTATTCGAGTCGCTAATATTCATCCTAACGGCGTTTTAGCCGTACGAGCCTTTATATTATTAATGTTTGTAGTCATTATTCTGATTATCGTACAATTTGTAATGTCGTTCATTAAAGGCGACGTATCTCCAGAAGATAGCCGTATTATCGATATCGGTATTAAGATTATCGATCATACATACGCCGTACCCGGAGTATTGGCTACGGTAATAGGCTTGTTAATGTTATGGCTCGATCGAAATCATAACGGTATCCCCGATAAATTAGAGGAGGATAATTCTAAGAATGAAAATATTTATAAATCCGGGCCACGATCAGACATATGACTGTGGCGCCGTTAACAATAACTACGGTATTAATGAAGCGGCTATCGCTTATAATATCGGTAATAAGGTAGCCTATTATTTAAATCAAGTAGGTTATGAGACTCAAGTCATGCAGTCCGATAACTTATACTACGACTCTCCGTATGCAGATAGACCATATCCTGTGTGTCAAGCTGCTAATGACTGGGAAGCCGATATCTTCGTATCGATTCATTGTAACGCTTTTAATACAGTAGCTAATGGAACGGAAACTATCGTATATCGTTATGGCAATGACTCTACTACGTTAGCTACATATATTCAAGATCAAATCGTTAATAGCCTAGGCACTACTGATCGAGGTATTAAAGAAATGCCGGGTCTTATTGTATTAAAACATACTGGTATGACGGCTGTATTAGTCGAAACTGCTTTTATCGACAATGATAGCGATGCTTTATTATTAATTAATAATGCTGATGATTTTGCTAGGGCTATTGCTCGAGGTATTAGTGATTATGTGGTTCATAAATAAACGCATATTAATCGGCGGCGCTATCCTAATTTTTATCGCCCTTATGGTCGGCTCTTGCTTCTATTTCTATAATAAAGGCATCAAAGACTCGACTGTTCCGGTACAGAATATAGCTAGCGTTAGTCGTGATAATATACGAGACGCACAATTAAATATGCATAAGTATCGTGGCGAAGGCGACGTAAAAGAGGTAACGCATTTAATCGAGAAAGCTAAGACGAGACCGGCAGACATTCAATATACGGCTCGTACCCAAGAAGAAGCTGATCGTAAAGCTAATATGTTAGCTAAAAAAGATAAAGCTGATTACCTCTTAAAAGAAACGACCAGCGAGAACGCTTCTATAAATAATAACTATTATAGTATTCACCAAGAAAAGAAAAATCGTATCGGAGCCGGAGTCGCTGTTATTAATAATGATATATATGGTACGGTACATTATCAGCGTGATCGCCTAAGAGTCGAAGCTTTTAAATCGATTACTAATCCTAAAGGTAAGAGCTTAGACGGTGCAGCCGTATCTTACGACTTCGTTAAATTTTAATTTTCCCCATAGTGTTCCCCTTGACAGGAATACGTTATAAATATATAGTGTTTACGTGGTATCATACAGGGTATACCCCTCATCTCCACCAAATAAGAAGCGTACATTTTAAGAAATAAGTTTGCGCTTACAGATAAATTTGTGATTATTCGGCTATAATAGATAAAGGAAAGCAGATTAAGTGGTTTTAAAACCGTCTAGGTAGATTCTTAGGCGTTTTTTTGTATATTAATAATAAAATTTTCAAATTAATTTAAATAAAGAGTCTTTGAGGTGATAAAGCATGGAAATTTTACTTATGTCATATTTAGCAGGAACAAAAAATATAACAAAAAAGTATCTTTCAAAAATGATTTCGAATAAAATAGTTTTTATTCCTACTGCTGGAAATGTTGAACCATATACTGGATATATTGATGAAGGT